ATTTTTAACATAACGCTTATAATAGTCTAATCTACCGCATTTAATATCTTCAATTAACAATTTTGTTGCATCTACAATATCTATTGGAACTACCTTATAGCCAGTTTCCAGCAAAAAGATACAATCAAGTCCTTCTGAAAATGCTGCTGATGGAAAAATAGTTTGAACATTTCCACTATCTTCGGTATCAAATAAACTAATAGAGTCTGAAGGGGCTACGGGTATGCTTGGATATTTTCTTTCTGCACGACTTAAGGAATCAACAAATGCTATTGGATCTTTTGTAATTGCACTTTTATCTTTAGTAATAAGGTAGTTATATTCTTTTAATGCTGGACCATTTACGGTGTCACTAAGGTCATAAACCAGCTCTGCATTTTCATATGCTTTTAAAATTTTATGTGTTCTTTTCCAAAGCGGTATGTAGTCAGTTCCTTGTCCAACAACTTCTAAGTATGTTCTATTATAATAAAATCCACCAGTAATAGAATCAATTATCATTCTTGCTAAATTTTCATATTCTGTGTAAGCAGTAATATCTGTAGCTGTTCCAGAAGTAGCAAGTGTTGCTGGATTTACGTATGGTCTAACAATTTCTAGATTATCCTCAACTACAACATCTCCACGCACAAGGTCTGCTCCAGATGATCCAGCATCTTCGTAAATGCTTAAAGCATAGGATTTATCATATTTAACAAAATCTCCAGTTAGCGAATAAACAATTTCTGAGTTTCCCGTTGAAATAATAGACTCTTCTGTTTCAGTCTGTTCTGCAACATCTTCAATAACAATAATGTAGTCTGTGTTTGCATCTGGAACGGTATATGTAACGGATAATGGGTATGGGGGAATACGAAGAATTGTTGACATAATTATTTACCGTAGTATGAGGATAACTCTTCAGGTGGTGCAATTCTAACCAACCTGTGTGTTAACCACTTTTCAGATGCCTCCTTTGAAACTATGTTGTAACCTACTTTTAAAGCCCCTAGATTGTCCATATGTAGGTTTCTTTCTGAATACAGGGCTACCTTATTAACCAAAGTTTTTACTTTTTCTACTTTTTCTACTTCTTCTTTTGGCTCTGGTGGAATCCAACTAGCCAAGATTTCTAAAATTTCAAGTTTAGTATTTGCTTCAAATAATTCTATATTATTTTTTTTAGCATAAGATTTTAAAGACATTACAGTTTTTGTTGATAACTCTTCTATTGTTAGATTCATAATTCTCCAATGCTTATTTGTAATTATACCAGAAAAGAATAAAGCGGGTAGTTTTTACGCTACCCGCCCTATTATTTATTGGTTAAATCTTAGGAATCAGCACTATCTGAGTCGACATAAGCGACTGCATCTAGCTCTTCCCATTGAATACCAAAGCGAACGAATACTGTGTATTCGATTGTGTCCTTCTTTGCACGATATTCACGATTTACTGTGATATCACGTTGGAAGCCCCATACACGGTTCTGAGGGAATGTCAAGTCGACATATCCTGCAGGGTAATAAGGAACCTCAAGAACATCTACACCAAGCACACGGGTTGTGCGTGAGTTGCCAGTAGTCTGTGCACCACCATCAAGGAATGCTTGACGATTTGCTTCAGTGCTTCCTGGACGGTTAGCAAATGCTTCTGCAACTGCGTCAGCTAGTGTTCCGTTGTTACGGACAATACCAGCGAATGCATCAGTTCCTGCATAAAACTTAAGGTTTGACTTAAGTGCACGATACTTGCGTGGCATTGCTAAAAGCAAGCCTTGCATTACTGATGTTGTGTAGTTGTTGTCTGAAATTGTTGCAGCATATTCGTGTGCGTCGTTACCGACTGTTCCACGAGTTTGCTTTACGAATCCAGGCATAATGGAAAGGAAGGCATCTCCGCCTGATCCTAGACCATTGATAGCAAGATCTTCAATATCGTTAGCAAATGCATTTGTCATCAAGCGAACTAGATGATCTTCAAGTGCTCCGCCTTCAATATTGTCTTCAAGTGCTTCAGTTGATACTTCCCAGTCAAGACGAATCTTTTTGGTAGTTAGTTCAACCTTTGAGAATGTTGCGCCAATGTTTGTATAATCTGGTGCGCCTTGTGCAGCTGCACGGATTACACGCTCTCCAACGTTGACCTTTTCGATCTCCATTGTGTTTGCTCTCATTGTAACTCTACGTCCATCTTTGGCGAGAACTGTTGCATCCCACACATAGTCGATGAAGCGACGAGCCTGCTCTGGTGCTAGAATACCACCTGCTACGCCTGTTGGGTTTACTGCGTTTGCTCCAGTTGTTGAACCGAATGCTGCAGTAGCAGTGTTACCAAGTTGTGATCCTACAGACTGTGCTGCTGAATCTAAACCTGTTGCACTACCAATACCACCAGAAACGAAACCGCCTTGAGAGTTAATCTCATTGCCTGCTCCGCCTGATCCTGGATAGTTTTTTTCTAGGTCTTTATTTTGTTCCGACATTATTTTTCACCTCCTAGTGATTTCTTACTTATTTAAATAGGTCGGTTGATGTGAGGAAACGACCGCCCCATAGGGATTTCTGAACCTTTACAGGTTCAAACTGCACGATCTCGCCTAGATCGCCAGACTTGCGGAAAGCTGTATCTTGCTCTACGGCATCTACTCGCTTACCAAACTCATTAAAGACACCCTTAACATCGTTAACTTCTCCAGATACGGCCTTAACCTCACTAGATACAGTGTCAATAGATTTACTTAGTGCAGCAATTTGGTCATGTAGTGACTTTACTGTTGCTGCAAGATCGCCAAAGGCATTTGTAAGAGAATTCTTAATGTCAGCAACTGCCTCAACAATTACATCATCAGACTTGGTTACATCATTTACATCTGCAACCTTTTCTCCCTCTTCTGATTTTTCAATAGAAGAATTTGCACTACCATCGACTGAATTTTCTGCATCTGTAGCTTTTGCTACTAATGCCTCATCAACGACTGCAGAAGTTTTAATAACTTCTACTGGTTGTGCCTCTGGAGCGACCTCAACATTTTCAACGTGATTATCTTTTTGGATATCTTGCGCTGCTTCTGTCATAGGACTAACCTCCTTTGTAATCTTAATTGTGCTAATGCCTTTGGCACTATCAACTAAGAACTTTATCATGTTTACTTTTTCATTATCATTTTTTTCAACAAACCCTATATTTTGCATTTGCTTTTGTGTTATTGGATGCATTGCTGTTTCGGAATCTGAAATCATTACCAATCCTGTTTCTGCATCATAAAAAATATTTTCTGTTTCAATCTTTGAAAGCATTCCCTCAATTACATTGTGGCCATCTTTCTTTTCTATAGAAACAATGTTGGCAAATTGATTTGCTGGAGAATCTACAAGAGATAGTTCAAACAAATCATACTCTTTAATAACACGAATGGTTTTATCCATTTCTTTATCAAATGCGTCATCCCAAGTTTTAATGTTTCCCCCAATTGAAAACCCTGTGTATGTTCCATCCAATACCTTTTCCCAGGCATTTTGAGCACCTTTTGAAACGTATGCAGATACATAAACTCCACTATAAAACTTTTTATCATTTGGATCAAAATATCTATCTTCTTTAAATGAAACTATTTTTCCAACTGCTGATGGCTGATGCATTTCTCTTAGGTTTCCACGGAAATTTTTAAATGCATTTACGCTAGACTCTGTAGTTACAATATCTCCTTGCTTATCAATATTGTCAAGAGTAGCAAAACCTGACACCATACGGCGCTCAATATCAACCTTTCCAATAGGCATAGATATGCGAACGTTATCGCCTTCGGTTACCCAATGGGCTTTATTTATAATCATAGCTTTTCTATTATACCAAACATTTTAAACATTATCTCAATTATTGAGATGATCTCCCCTCACCTTGGGCATTTCGTCCAGAAACAGTTGTAGGAGAGTCTGAATTATTATTTGTTCTTTCAGAATTGCGTTGTCTGTTTCCCGCAAAATTTGCTGCTGCATCAGTTGCCTGACGTGATGACATTACAAAAGGCTCATCTCCATCTGCTCTTTGTGGAAGATCAAGCTTTATTCGAGCCTCATTTGGAGTCATAACTTGAGTTTTTACATAACGCTCAAGAATTTGAGATTGGGCAATTTCATCAGTAAGAGTAAATTCGTTAAACTTAAGTTCAAGAATGTCTGTTTTTTCTTTAATAATTTTATTCACTACCTTAGCAATATGGTTTTGAGCTGGACGACAAACCTGCTCTTTAAATGTTCTATCTTGTGAAATAGCTGCTGCAACACCAGAGCTTTCAGATCCACCAATTTTAGACATAGGCATTTGATGGGCAATAAAAATATCGTCACGATTTTGTTTACGATATTCTTTAAAAGATCCATCTTGAATGCCATTTTCAACAGCTTCCATTTTAAACTCAACTTTATTTTGATCTGTATCCCCAGGAAGAGGGATGTATAGAGTTCTATGTGACTGAGACTTTAAACCAGTTTGTAGGAATCTAAACATCTTGTCTTCTCCATCAGAAGACAATTTAGCACCCTTTAGGGTTACAACATATCTTGGGACAGCTTTATTTTCAAAATAGTCAATGTTATATTGTGATGCAAGTTG